GGTCCACTATCGCTAGAGCCAAGCTTCCGAAGTCACTTTCGTGCTTTAAGGAAATTCTTGGTATTCAGCGATATGAACCTGTCCACGGGACTTGTCATCCCACGAACCGCCCTAAGGTCTCTAGGGGTGCTCACTGGTGTGTAGAAGGGGAATCGGCCTATGAAGCCGCTTTCTTTAGCCGGGCTGTGCTGGAAGTCCTTTTGGATTCAGCGCCCAAGCTGCTCTCTCTACCAGTGAAGGAAATGTTAGAGATTTATCTTGTTGCCAGATCTTGGCCCCAAGACAGGTTCCAGAAGTACGCGAAGTATGTGACCGTATATCCTATGGCCGCCTTCATGCGCTTCCGAAACCCTTTGAACGAATTGCCAGAGGTCCCAGCGGGCTTCGAAGGTCCTTCGCTAGTCTTTAGTGGAAGAATCAAAAGATTTCTCACTAATAGGCTCTATAGAGCCCGATCACAGACAGCGAAGAATGCCCGACTCTGGCAAGGATTTCTGAACGGTGTGAAAAGAGGCTGTGCTCCTATGACGGAGTCAGATGTGCATGCACAAATGCTTTCTCATAGAAAGATTTTGAGCCAGCCTCCCACTGATTGTAATGAAGAAGCGTGTCGGTTTTGGGTTGAACGTCTCACTGAGAAATTCAAGAGCCCAACTCCTAGACTCTATGAGGCGAGTACATCTGCCTCATGGGAGTCCCTCCGATCTGAAGGAGGCGCCCGAGCGTATATTCGGCCATCACTAAGTAACGAGTTACTAGCGATGATCGAAACACGTCCCGGCGTAGTCGAGTCGGCTTTTGGTTATCCTCTTCCGGACATCGATGAACTCGTTGAAGAACTTGTCAACGACATCGATCTATGGATTGATGAGGACGGTACCATAACCAAGACGGTTACACGCAAAGAGGATTTGACCCTGGATACGATGGTTAGTGCAGTTCTCGAGCCTTTGAAGGTTCGGCTGATCACTAAGGCCAGTAGTTTCCACTCATGGGTGGGCAGATTTATGCAAAAGGCACTATGGCAGTACCTTGTACGTATTCCTGCTCTGAGCCTCACAGGCTCTCCTCTTGGATCAGCTGACATATACGACTTACTCCGTAGGGAGAAGAAGATAGGTATAGCTGACTTCGATCAGTGGGTTTCCGGAGATTACTCTTCAGCCACGGACAATTTAAATATCCGCTTCACCAAGATGGTCTTCGAATCTTTCCTCGAGAAATGTTCATTCTCGGAGGACTTGAAGATCGTCTTGCGCTCAATTCTGTATGAGCAAAGGCTCCACTACCCAGATAAACAGAATAAGGACCATGATCTGGATCCTATTGTTCAGAAGACTGGACAACTGATGGGAAGCATTCTTAGCTTTCCTATTTTGTGTTCAGTCAATCTGATCTGTTACTGGGTGGCTCTTGAGACCTATATGTCTGTTAAGACAGGTCAACAGTGGCAGTGCTCTCTAGAAGATCTCCCCGTCTTGATCAACGGGGATGATATTCTATTCCGAGCAAATACAGAATTTTACGAAGAATGGCAATATTGGCTGCGATACTCCGGTTTCACACTCTCTCTCGGAAAGAACTACATCAATCCGACATTCTTTACCATAAATTCCCAACTTTACCAATACCACAAGGATCAACGTGGTAATGACGACCTTAAGTTTCTCGGTATGTTCAACACCGGACTTTTAACAGGTCAAAGTAAGGTTACGGGTGGTAAGAATCAAGCTGCGCTCCCCCTTTGGGATATCTACAACACCGTGATCGAAGGTGCTGTTGATAAGCCTAGAGCCCATCGTCGCTTTATCCATTATAACATTTCTGCTATAAAGGAGATGACGCATGATGGCCTCTATAACCTATTCCTACCACATGAACGTGGCGGTTTAGGCTTCCATAAGGAGCCGGACGTTAGGAACAACGTCACTAGCTTTCAACGTCGGTTCGCTTCCATTTTGGAGAAGCGGTTCTTCGAGAGAGTTTCAGAAGGGAATGTTGACAAGGAGAAGATCACCTTGACCTCAGAAGACAGAATTTCATCTTCTGGGCCGATCCGTCAACATAAGGGTTTGCTGGTCGTTCTTCCAGCTATTGGACCTGCAGAGGTCAAGACAGGGGAGGTCCCTCCCATCGATGAATATAAACCACCGCTAGCCTATGCTCTTTTAGCTACGAAGCCTGAAATGGCTTTCCGTATGCCAAAGAAGGCTATGCGGGAATATATTCGTACCACTCGTGATCTTGGTGGTCGATGGTCGAGAGCGCCAGCGTGGATTTCGCAAATGAAAAACTGCGACATCTATGGCTGGCCCTTCCGTCTTGAGGAGTTAAGATCCGATAACTCCAAAGAAGATAAGGGGGTCGCGAGTATTGAAGAAGCCAAAACGGTGGAGGGTTCATCCCACCTTAATACTTCCGTGCTAAGTTGTCCTGCAGATGCGGACCTCACCATGCAATGGTTTGGTCCTAGCACTGCTCTAAGGGCATAAATGCCGACAGACTGCACGGCTTCGCACCTTCGGGTGTTACTCGCGATGTACAGTCGCGTCTGTTGCAGGCGGGATCCCCTACAATGCA